CCCACTTCGAGTTAGGGTCATTTGGCAGGAGCTCCTGCGGCGCGAGCTGGTTCTTAGGGTAGCAGTTGGAGGGTGTCGAGGCGGCGGCGAAGGGCATAGGGGAGGGGCTCTCGAAGCCCTCGCGTACAGGCGCGTTGTCGGGGGTATCGGGGCTGACCGTTGTGTGCTGCGGTGTTGCATTCTGGGAGGCATTCATAATACGAGCAACATCAACTTGACCGGCGTTGATTAAGGCACCGGCGGGCTCACCATTCATAGAATAAGCAGCGCCACTGTGGGTTACACCACCGGAATTCTGGAATCCCTCACGGTGGTGGTGGTGACGACGCTTCAGCAGTCCACCGAGTGTGGGATCTAAGACAAAAAACAGACCTAAGGCGACCAGGACGGCTAGACCAACCAGGAGCGGCGTTCGCGAAGACATTTCTCTAATTCCCTTGTTTGTATTTTTTTTACGCCTCGCTGTTTGTTGATTCGTCATCATCGGTTATCCAATCGCTGAATTGGGACTCATCGTCGGATACTTCATATTTTCCAAAAAAGTTCTTCATTGCGTCCAAGGCATTCTGTCGCGCTTCGTCGGCAGTCCGGAAGAGGAGCTTTACTTGTTCTTTTGCGTCCGCCTTCTCTTTCGCAATCAATGCCGGGCTACGTAAAGTCAGGGTATTCTTCGTGTCGGCAACTGCCTCAAGATCATTCACCTCCTCAATCTCCTTTGCCGGATTCGCCGGAGCCTGCCAATCAAAGTCAATCACCATGCTCTGGGTATCCTGTTCTACGAACTTCACGGCAAACTTTGGTGAAATGGTAGACCGGGTAATTAGAATACCAATTAACTCCAAATCAACAATACAATTTGTGTATGCGCCTTCCTTTACATCAAAGAAAAACTCTTTCTCTGTATACTCATTCCAGTGAGGAGTACCATCTGTATCGTATACCATACCCCATTGTGGCGTAATACGTTGTAGTGACTCGTACAACGGCTTATTCTTAAACAGCGTCTCCGTCTTCGTCAGTTCATTAAGAATTGTAAATTCCAATTTAGCAAACTTTTCCTGTACTGATGCCTCGGGAAGAATTGTAAGTTTACTATTCATTCGTAGACGTACGCCTAGTGGTTTAGGGCTCGCCATAGGTACATAAAAATAGACGTTATTACCATCAGCACGACGTTCCGGGACTCCAAACATTGGTTCTGTTTTGAGCTGCGATGTACGTTGAAAAATAGTTCCGCACCCCATTTCAATGAGTGCCGGAATCCAGCGTGACCGTTATACAGAAGCAACTGGTGATTTAGCAGAACATATCGGTGATAAAGTACTATTATTATTAAAGTCTCCCGAAAATCAAGCGCGTATTCAATCAGTGTTAGACCCGATTATTTCACATATTATTAATCGTATTTTTCCATATATACTGTTATCAGCAATACTCTTTTTAATTTTATTTATTTTAACAATTGGCACATTTTATATGGTAATGCGTACCTCCGCAACCATGAGTTACAGCACGAAGATATCAGACCTCTAAAATGGCAAAGGCTGAAAGAGTAAACGAAATTCATCGGCATCCATATCCTTGAGATGCTCCGTACGTAATATATCAAGATACGGAGTTTCCGTTGTCGTAACATCCTTATCTCCTTTCGTCCACTGCCCCCATTTCATCCACTGCTTCTCGCTCATCAAATCGTCAACCGTCTCGTTGATACCCTTCAGCATATCAATCGCCCTGTCGTAAGGAAGATAGTCCTTAATGTGGATAGACTCAAGGGCTTTGTGAAGATTGCCCTTGTACTTGATGGTAAAGTACGATGCCTTGAACGGCAGCGACTTTGCCTTATTTGTATAGTCGGACCCCATTAGGACGCACATTTCAAGAAACTGTAGGTAAGTAAGACCGGCGTGTTGTAGAATCGGATTGAGTTCATACGCTATCCAGCCAGTTGTATCTCCTGGTACACTCATGCGCTCTGGAACAAGCAATGTATGGACCCCGCGTGCCAGCAAATCCATATCGTTACTCATCACAGCGTCAAGCTCGCCCCGACGCATCAAATACGCCAAAACATTGTCCGCCTCGCCGTTCGCATTCAGAAAGAGCACGCCCGCTGCGTACAGTAGGCGCTTCACTTCGTCACGCTCATCCGTTGTTACGTAGACAGAGGATGCCGTAAGATTGCCGATCTCCTTTGCTAGTGTGCTGCGTTGCTCGTCTGTCATCTCGGCATTCTCAATATCGGTCGTCAGTTGTTGGCGCTTCATGTCATTCTTGAGTCGCACCTCATTGCGCTGACGAATCGTCTCGCGCTTCTCATCTGGCGGCTTGCCGTCAAAGACCGGTACCGGTATAATATTGTATTCCCTACATTTCGCAATCAGGTGCGCAATGTAAGTAATTGGATGTGTTTTATTGGCTTTCGCCTTGTAAAGGAAGCCAAGAATGTCGATGCCGACACGCTTGTTTTTGTAGGAAGCCCATACGGGCGCTTTAATGGCTTTCGGTGCCGCCCATCGTATCCAGCCTGTAAGTCCGCGGATACCCATTGTAAGAAAGTAGGAATTCTAAGAAGTTTAGAGTTTCGGTGTGTCAAAACGTCGGTTTGGGCGTAGAAGGGTCAATTTTTTCATCGTTTGAATCCCTCAAGCACATCTGGAACACTCATTCGTAAACTCATGTCTTTTGGAACAGTGTGCTTTGCTTGAGTGCGTAGACGGTCCAATTCTGGTGTCACTAATCCACACATAACATATTGTTTTTCTTGAGATGTTTTGCCATTACCAAAGACCCATAAAAATTCAAAATGGGGGGCTAAAGCCGCTTTCAACACATAATACGCAAATACACTTGTATTTTCTTCCCATTTATGCGTTGCTCTTGCTAAAAGTTGCGTTGCCTGAAAGTCCTGCCACTTACGTTGTCTTGCCCACAATCTACCATACCATGCACATGCTAACCATTCTGCATACAACTCCGTCCACGCCTCAAACAAATGCGGATTCAGTTTATCGGTCTTATTCATCTTCCAGCACGGTGCCGGTGACGGTCCAACTTTCCAGTCCCACTTCATTGCGTGAATCATTTCGTGAATCAGTACCCGCTCCCATTCCTCACTACGATAAATTACAATATTTGGCGTGCCAACAATCGTCCATCCGCCGTTCACCTGGGCTTTTGTCGGCCACTGATTCGCCTTGATATATCTTGGGTCGTCGCGAAACCATACATAAATATTAAATCCTGGTGCTGCGCCTAACCATGTAAGAATAGCATCCGTAGTTCGCGCAACTTCTGTTGCTTTGCCGATGATAGGTGTAATTAAATACAGCGTACTTCCCTGCCAAAGTTCATATTTGAGCCCTTGGGTTGCTGGGTTGTCTAACAATGAGAATATGGTCTGCTGCTCCCAGCCACTAGCTATCTGCCTTTTTGCTTCGTCGAACTCGCGCGGGCTTAGCGGCTGGGGCTGCCTTTGCGGTTTCAATGGGGGCTGCTGGACTGACTGGAGCAGCGCCAACGCCGACTCCGCTGGCGGATTCATTTTGTACTGGTGTGTCTTTTTTATGTATTGGTATTTGTATCGGTTTTGGAAGCGGCTTTGAATGGGTTCGCACCGTTTCGAACAGAAACAGTACTGCCGATTCGAGCGACAGTGGTGTGCGGTACGATGTATGCGGCTCGGCGGTTGTCAGGGACTTCATCGCCAGCCAGAACACGTGTGGCTCAAGAAGAGTATGTTGACGTTGAATCGCCGCCGCGCAACTATCAATAATCTCAGGACCCGTCTGACAGAAACTGAGGGCTTGATATACAATACTACGTAACCATTGGACTACCTTAAGATCGGGCTTTCGGGTTGTACGGGCGTTTTGGATAAGCAAGGCAATCATTTCATCGTAGAAATCCTGAATACGCCGCGGCCAGTTAGCGGGAACTTGTCCTGGTAAATATATCTGAATTTCATCGATGCGTTCCGGTCGCCCTTCACATTTATCGTACGCAATGTGTGTTGCGAATAGTGGGGGGACTTTGGACTGCCAATCTTGGAACGACATGCGGGGCATACGATAGCGTACAAATGCGTCATCAAGAAGGGCTAATGGACCCGTCATTTCACGCGCCGTTATCCAAAGCATCCCTGCCGCTTCGGGTGGTAGGACAAACTGTTGAAGAATTGCCCGCACACGAATCGCTGCTGCAAGGGAAAGACTATGTGCGCGTCTCAGAATAACAAGTTTACGAGAGGAGGACCGTAGACTATTGAGTACATCACCACTCGAAAAGAAACTTGTCAAAAGATCGCCAATAATCTGCTTATCTTGCATCGATAAGTTCGGAATATCAATTTCAAAATGGTACGGACTCGTAAAGACGCGGGCTTCATAACTATCACCAATCGTAAATGTACGTGTTTCCATCGGATACGTAATCTTTCCTTTATTCTCCGTTTCAATCAACCTTCGTAATTCATTTGTTTTACCGGAGCCCGCAGGACCGATAAACATAAAAGGTATATCAAGCCGTTTCATCGTATTAAAGTTAATATGAAGCGATTTGTTTAGGCGGAATCTATTATCAATTGCCTGCCGCCAATGTATCCCGTAAATTACTGATAGTAATCGTGCTAATGCTTGCCGATATTAGCGCGCACGGTAAGATTACAATCATGACGATGCCAAGTATAAATTGAATCATCTGACCTGGATTATGGCTGAAATGGTATAATGCTAGAGCGTATGCAATAAGTGATGCTACAAAGCTAAACACCGTGACAATTGCTAAAAGTTTAGTATTTTGTGCGGAATCCTTCGGTAGAAGTGTACCATATGTTACACCCGCAATCACTGCTAACATACCACAGACACCTATTGATATTGCGAACGGCGCATTAAACGACATACTCTATTATATATCAAGTTTATCGGCGCCTGCCTCCAATCTTCCCTGCCGCTTTTACTGTATCCCCAAAAGCGGTTGCGAATGTATCCCATTTTACACCTGTGCCGGGCGGAGTTGATACAATAACTGCGA